AGAGAAACCAACAGCGGCTTCATCGAATAGTGCTTCTCCGCCAACAGCTACGCCAGCTTTTGTTGTTTTGTAGTTTGACTTCATTGCGAAGATCAAACCAGTTGGACCAGACATTGGCTGAACGCCACACATGTCATATGCCATAAGATTAGGCATTGCGCGACGGACAAGAGCGATAAGAACTGGATTCCAGTTTGCCGCATTGCCTGTGTTGTTTGTTGGAGCGGCTTCTGAAAGCATGCTGGCTTGGCCAGCTTCTTCTGCGAAAGCACGTTCTTGGTTTTCAAGGATGGCAGCTGTTACTGCTTTTCTGTGGTGGTCGTGAATTTTACCCGCTGATTCTTCGTTCAGAACAGGTGCCCACTTTTCGATCAATTGATCGTAAGATACTTGTTGCATTTTTATTGGACTCCCAAATTATTTGTTTGTTTTTTGGATTGCAGAGAGGTACTGAGACATCATTGCAGAATTAACTACAACATCTTCACCACTTTCGTCTTCAACGATATCAGCGGACTCAGTTACTTTCTTAGTAAAATATGATTCTTTAACAGTAGCAACTTTCTGTGAGAAAATTTCTGCTGTATCGAAATCAATGTCTTCTACTAAGGCTTTTAGTTTTTCGACTTGGGTTTCAGCAAGACCTTCTGCATGTTCACGGATAATCGCATCGCGCTTCAATACTTCTAGTTCTTCCTGCATTTCAAGTGTCTTAGCAACTGCAGTATTATGAGCTTCTTCTAGCTCAGCAACTTCAGCGGCCAAATCGTCAACTAGGTCGACCTTAGATTCAGGAACTTCGATGTAAGATTCAGTGAATAGATCTTTCAAGCTATTCATGAATTTCTCAGCGATTTCTGTTCTAAGACCAGTCTGAACGGCAAGTTTGTTTTCTTCCATCCAGTTCTCAACTACGTAGTTAAGATAGCTATCGACTTTTTCAACAAGCTCTGACTTAGTAGCTTCTACTTCTTCAGCCAGTTCTTCGTTGTATTTCTCTTCAAGACGGTCAATTTCTTCAGCAAGCTTTGTTTTGATAGCCGCTTCAAAAATTACTTCTGCTTTTGCCTTGAAACCCTCTGAAAGAGTAGCTTCGTCTGCGACAAGAGCATTTAGATCCGCAGAAAAATCTGCTTCGTAGTCGGCAAGAGTGTCGGACTCAGCAATTGCTTCGCCTTCTAGTTCTACACCTTCCATTGCGCCATAGCTAGCCATAAGCTTGTCTTTTGGCATTTTCTGTGCCTTAAGTACCATTGCAGAAATGATTCCTGCTTTAGTCTTTGGCATTGGATCCTGGGTAGTATTATCACCCTTGCGTGTTGGCGCTTTACCTGTAGCTTCACCTGCTTTATCAACAGATGCTACAGACTGAGCCTCAGCATTTTTAGGATCGTGAGTTGATGCTTCCACGATATCGTTGTCATCATGGAGGTCAACATCTTGATCGATTGAGTTATCATCAGTCATGAAATTTGACTCCTTTATTTAGATTTGAGCAACGAGAGGAAATTCTTAAACTCACGAACCTGTGTCTCATAGAGATCAGCCCGAGGAGCTTTCTTAATTTCAGTCTCAATTTTTTCAATTGTCTGAGCTTCTATAATGCCGTTGTTCCAAACCCATTCAACACCTTCCATAACTCCATTAACGAAAGCACTAGGTGCAGATGGATCTTGAACGATATCGACAGCATTCAGGAGAAAATCTCCCTTAACCATCATTACGCCACCACGATTTTCGAGACTTCCCATACCACGAGTTGAGACGCCCAATTTGACACCACCATCAAGCAAACCGCGAACGATCATACCCATAGGAGTTTCCAAAATAGTCGCCTTGCCCACAACATCATTTCCTGACCATGTCAGAGATTCGATTTTGTGGGAAACTTTGTCTAGATTAACAGTAGGTCCTTCAGGATGATTTAACTCACCTACCGCTCTGCCTTTTGAAACTTGCTCACCAACGTACTTGCTTACAGCTTGTTCCATAACATCACGGGGATATATTCTACCGTTACGATTCTTTTGTTCTGCTGACATGAATACACCTTCAATGGCATATTTCTTACCACCAGCTTCAGTAGCTTCAGTCACTACCTCTAATTGGTCTTCAGTGTATTCTGCAATCAGCTTCATTTCTTAAATACCTTTATAAATTCAAGACCAGCTTTCTCAGCTTCCTTTTGAGTTTTATAAGAGTCCAAATGGTCTCCGTCAACGTAAGTGACGAACTTGCCCATGTCTTTATGGACTATCACTTGGATACCCTTAATCTTCTTATCAAAGACAGCTTTGCCTTTCGGCATGCGTCCTGTTAGTTCTCTTAGCTGATTAAAACTTTTCATTACACTTATTTATAATTTTATTACTTTTAAGAACTAATTTTGTTCAGCTTCGACATCTTCTTCTGGTTCTTCAACCTCATCCGATTCTTCGGACTCAGGCTCACCATCTGTCTCAAGGTCAAATTCGAGTTGTTCATCATCCTCGTCTTCAATATCCTCATCGTTTTCGTCATCCTCGGCTCCGTTATAGATGGTATCTGCCAATCTGACTTGTTCTTGGTCTAATAAATCATTCAGCTTAATAGTCATCATGTCACCAAAAACATCATTTGCTTTATTGAATTCATTAGCCATTGCATAATCAATCATGCTACGAACTTCAGCATTAGGTTGTGCCATTTGATCTACTTCTGGTTCCATTGTATCTACTTCACTCACTGTCATCTCCTTGTACAGGTTTTAATTCAAATTTTTGACCAGCAGGGGTTTCCTGAGGCGCTTCATCTTCTTTGGGTTCTGATTCTTCTTCACCCGCAATTTGTTTTTTCATGCCCTCAATATCTTCATCTGAAAGCATAAGAACGTTCTTCTGAATCCATTCTTTAGAATAGTAGTCACCAACATAGTTTTGTACCATATCTAAAGTTTGAATTCTTTCACGTAGAACATCAATATCACGAAGTTCTGTGAAATGATTATCACGAATATAATCTACAGTTATATCGTTTTTCCAATTTTCCCAATCTTCTTCGGTGCAAATACCTTTAAGAATTAATTGCTTCTTAAGAATGCCATAAAAAAGATGTGAAAATCTCATACGAAGTCTATCAATAAACTTCTGGAATTTTAATTCGTCTCTGGAGATTTCATTTGATCTACCAAGAGAGAAGTTATTTTCTGTCTCTAAACGTGAGATAGGAACATTGAGTGATTTGAAAACTTTCTTTTGAAAGTAAACTATGTCATCAATCTGTCCTAAGTTTTCGCCACCAGGAAGAGTAGAAATTTCTGTACCTCTACCGCCCTCACGCCGTGGTAACCAGAAATCTTCAAGCATAGACATGTGCTTACGGTCATCTCTGATTTCACCAGTCTTAGCATCGTACACAAGCTTGTTGCGATACTTTGCCATAATATCTTTCATATACTGTTCACTCTTACCTTTTGGTAAGTTGCCAACATCAATATAGAAAATACGTCTTTCGGGTGCACGAGCTAAACGATAGATTACAAGCGCATCTTCCATCATACGCAACTGATTAATAGGCTTCAGTGCTTTATGAAGAAACGATACAATTCTTTTACGATCTTCTGATAATAGACCAGATGTTACATAACTAACAGAATCAACTGTCATCTTAACACCGTTAGTAGATGACCCAGGCTTCTCTTGAAAGATGAAAAACTCTTCGGTATTTTCTACAATGTCTGCTCCAGTTGCTGGGTCTTTTTTCTTTTTAATCTTCTTAACCTTACGCATCTTCGCAGAATCGATAGGTCTAATTTCAACGATACCTTCTTTGTTATTAGTTTCATTCAATACTAGATGATGGTACATGCGCCCATCAACATACCAACGTCTGAAGATATCATGTCCTAACTCCTTAAAGTTAAGCATACTATAAATGTTATCAAATTCTTCTTTAATTACTTTTTTGATTCTATCGGGAGCTTCAACGTTGTCTAGATTAACATCTAAAGTTTGCTCTAACTGTGAACCAGTAATTGATTCGTTCACAATATCTTCGATAGCCATATCAACCTCTGGATGTACCGCATTGCCACGATACTTCATTATAAGTTGATAGTTGTCTTTTGAATCGTCATCACCAAGATTGAGATATTGCCCGTAGTGTGAGCCAGCGGCAGTTGCATAACTACCGCCTTCATCATCTCGTGGCGGAACGATAGAAGGTGCTTTATCAGCTTCCTTCTTTTTGGCGCGTTTGATCTCAAAGCCAAATAATTTAACGCCTTCTTGTCCTGATTGTTCTGCCATATTTAATTCCTAAGTAGAGAAAAGGAGCCAGCCAAAGTGACTGGCTCCTATTGTATTTAGCTTAGCTAGTTGTATTAGATTCGAAGTACTGGTAAGCCCAGACACATGTGAATCTTTCAATGTTATCATTATCTCCATAGCTTAGTGCAATTTCAGACAAATCTTGAGGATATGCACCACGGAAGGTGTATGTCTTAAGAGTTGATCCGTCACGGTCAAGCTGGTCAACCTTTAAATCTGCTTCGTAAGCAATTGGTGTTGTTAGACCAGTATTTTGCGAATGAGCATTAATACCGTTCATCCAACGCTCAATAGCGTCACGAACATTAAAGTCGGTGTCATTGATGATAGTTGTATTCCATTCTGCGAATGTTCTATCTCCTGCCATTTTGAGGATACGACCTCTAAATGGTACAGCAATGGTACCGAATGTTGACCCAGGTAATGATGCCGCTTCCACCAAGAATGATGTAAGTTCAGCATCGCCGTTTGCAAAGCCTGGGAAGTTAATGGTCACTTTAAAGAGGTTAGGACGAGCGCCACCGCCTCTCAGTTTTGACTTAAAGTCATCTACGCCGAGTACAGCCATTTTATCTTACCCCCTAAACTGTGCCAACAACTTCTTCAAAGTCAACACCTGTTCTAACTGCTACAAAGTTTAGTGTAACATAGTTAATAGAACGTGCTGGTTTGATGAAGATGTTTGCTATGAATTCATTACGATCAACAACTTGTCCAGGGTTATTTGTTTCGTCACATACGACCCTAAAGTCTGTGATTCCACGCCGACCTTGTACTTCTCTAAGAACAGGCTCAACAATGTTAACGAATTCTGCACGAGTAAACTCATCATTGAATTCGAACATAACCTGTCTTGCGGCTCTTCCGATAGCTCTTTCAAGTACGAGGAACAATCTACGGACATTGACGCGATCAAATGCTGATGGTCTACCAAGCATTGTCTTGTCACCGTAAAGAAGTGTACCTTGTCCAGGAATATTAGCAACTGGATTAACATCAACTTTATAGAGAGAATCTCTTTGTGATTTATTTGGAGTCCAAGCTAAGCCTGTAATTCCAAGATACTGTCCTCTACGTGAACCAGCGGGTGAGAACCATGGTGCGCGGTTAAGGTCAGTTGCGGCACAAATACCAGCAGTTGATGATGCGGCTGGAATGTGAATGTACTGATCATTATACTTATCATAGACTTTAAGATAATTGCCATCCATGATTAGGTAAGATGAGTTAGTGAATGTGTTAGCAGTTGCCACAACGTTTGTTGTGATAGTTGCTGGATTTGTTAGATTAACAATATCATCGCGTGCCGGAGAAGTAACGACCACACAATCTTTGCGTAAAGATTGAGCTGTGGTGATTAAATCATTAACGACTGTTGTTTGATCAGTAGTTGATGACATACCCGGTGCAATCAAGAAATCAACTTCGATGATGTCTTTATCTTCGAAAAGATCATGTCCTGTTGCAAACTCTGTTGTTGTTAATGCTGCAGAATTAACACCTTGTGTAAAGTCATAATTAGTAGAAGCTACTAATGAATTAAAGTCTTTACCACTTGTTGCTGCAGTACCGCCAAATGAATAGTCAGAATCAAATCCAACCATCCACACATATGAAGAACGATCATTGATCGCATCTTTAACATAGTTGACTGTACCATCAGTATTCTTAGCATCAGATGCCTGTGATAAGAATGGGAATGTTTCTAGAACTGTGCCAGCAGTTCCTGAAAATTCACCGTTAATATCTACGACTGCAACATGAACTTCATCATCAGTTGCAGATTTTCCAGTAGCATATGCGCTAGTATCTGGAGCTGCATCGAATGATGACTTATATGTCCATGCGTCAAAAGCAGAATCATTTGCAGGGCATAAAGAAACTCTTAAAGAGTTACCAAGAATGCCTGGATATTTAGCTACAAATGTGTGTGCATCTGAATCTAATGCTGATAGTTGAGCATCAAAATCATCTTTATTTTTAACTAATTCTGCAGGAGGAGTAGCTGCGCCAGTTTGTCCAGTAGTACTTACAGCATTTTTTGCTACTGAAGTGACTTCTCTGACAATCTGCATTGAGCTAGAATAGCGCAGAAAGTATGCTGCACTATGGA